AGATTTAACAAGAGCCCTTCATGACCCAGAGTTCAGGGCTTCCATTCAACACAAGGAGAAACAAGATGAGCAGAGTTAAGTCCATGCGAGTACACAAGAACGCAGTCATTCACTTCCTCATGCACTACCCAGACGACATGCCGAAGATTCTCCCTGGCTTTGACGGCACTCCAGAAGAGGCCATCAAGTGGTTTAAGGAGCAGCCTGGGACATGGCTAGTCGATGGCGTCTTTGTCGATGACGAAGAAGAAGGAGGTGCGTGATGGCAGACCAGGTGCCATTCATGCAGTACGACAAGCACCTAAACACAGTATGGGTTGAGCATGTGGGCATGCGCGTTAGAGACTTCGACACTGGCGAACATCTTGTGGACATTGCACAGCTTTTGACGGAAGACGGCGAGCCGTATTTTGAGGTTCGGATTCTATCTACAGGTATCTTTACTCGGATACCCATCGACCCCTTGTCGCCAGCTAAGTCTTTCGAAGCGTTAAGCGGTTTTATCGACTCTCAGTTAGGTGGGTGCAATGGTTAAGCAAGACTACTCAGGCAAAGCTTTCTTTGTGCGTGGCTCAGACACTTCAGAAGAAGCGGCTAAGAGCATCAAGGCCAAGGCACCTACCCTCAGAGAGAGGGTCCATGAGTTCCTCAAGGTGCGCGGCATCTTCGGAGCTACGGACTACGAGATTGAGCAGCACCTGGGGCTCAGTCACCAGACTGCGAGCGCTCGACGCAGAGAGCTTGTGCTCAAGGGCTACGCTAAGAACTCAGGTGACCGTCGCCCCACTGGCTCAGGTCGCTCCGCCACTGTCTGGCTTGCTTGCGAGGAGCCCCCTAAGAGCCCGCACAAGGCCGTCAAGACATGCCCTCTATGCGGAGGCTCAGGGAAGGTGCGTGAGCCCTACCCTCTAGGCCCTCAGCCTGACCTCTTCGGATGGTCTGACGGAGAAGAGAGGAGGAAGCCATGAGTCTGAAGACAGCAGGTCGCTTAGAGGCAGAGGTCGAGAACCTCCAGGCTCTCCTTAAGAGCGCACGAAAGGCAGCGTTTGAGTCTGGCTATAGGATTGGGTACTTCGAGGGGAGGCTTGGCGAGTACCGTAACGAGCAGGCTCTCGGACTTGACCCTACCCAGGCTTACGAGATCTGGATTAAGGGAAGCGATGAAGCACTACCATAGGTATGGCCCCTGGACGCTCAAGAAGGTTGGGGACCTAGCTCATCTGCCCGATAAGGAATACGCAGAGCAGACTAGGTTCCCGCCTTTCTGGGTCCAGGCTTGTGACTGTGGCTCAGAGCACTGGCTAAGGTCCAGGAAGAGGCCACTAGTACGCATCAAGTTCAAGGAGATGTGGGGCGCTAGGGTCCTATAAAGAAAGCGCCGACCCGGTCAGGGGGCCGACGCTTTCAATGGCAGAGAGGGCGTAAGGGGGGATTGGGGGACCGCCGCTGCTCCACCTAAACAACAAAGAGATTGACGTTAACAGTGCCGTTCGGTGCAGTCCCTCCTTGAGGAACAGAGGATACTGCGAAGGTCACTGCCGTAGAGCAGGCAATCCCCTTGTCGATGTAGATGACCATGTCTGTGCTGGAGCCAGTCACCGGGATGACGATGTCAGCCTCCTCTGTAGTCGCAGTCACTGCATCCCAAATCAAAACGTAGTTGGCACCAGAGCCACCACTCTTGTGGATAGCGTTGACAGTCCCGGTCGTACCAACAGCGTTGATCTTCCCATTCTCGTCTACCCCAGCACCAGTAACTATGAAGCTCTGGAGAGTAGGCGAACTAAAAGGCGATACTTTGTAGGTAGGCATTAGCTTGGGGTCGCCAGGAACGTGATGGTTACATCGCTTGCAGGGGCAGTCGTTCCAGCCTTCCCCTTAGATGTAAGGACAGCCGCCTTGATGCCAGCACTGAACGGAGCGCCTGAGTCAAAGCTGTACTGAACCTTTACGCCAGCGTCAGCCTTGAGAATCATGTTGGGGTTTGTTGTCCCGATGGTGATGGAGCCTGTCGTATCCCAGCACTTCAAGTAAGAAGCCGAAGTGTTCAGGCTGTTATCAATGACAACAGCAAACACGTCAGTGGCTGAGCTTGTAACGACCTGCTCAGACAAGGACGCTCCCCCAGAGGGGAACGACTGAGACATGGAGATGACTGCTGTCGCTACCTGCGATGCAATATCTGTCTTGTAAACAGCCATTTACCTCACCGCCTCCTCTAGCTTAGCGATGCGCCGCTCAATCCGCCGCTTCGCAGCAGCAGCCATCTTAGGCCCTCGCTCCTTAAGCCGACGCTCAAGCTTCTCCTTGCGCTCCTTCTTACGAGCCATGTCCTTCTCGATGGCCCTCACCACACCGAGCACGGCAAGTGCTGCTAGGAAAAAGCCGAAGAAATCAAGAGCTTCAGCTAGTTCGTTCGGGATGTTGATGGCCTTATCCAGGCGATGCGCTGCCTCTAGGGCGATGCGGCTGTCACGCTGGATCTGGTTCAGACCCACAAGCTCAGAGCCAATGTCCTCAGTAACATCAAGCAACAACGCAGTCATCTTGTCGTTGTGCTTGTTGACGAAGGCTGCTGCTTCCTTCTCCTTAGCTAGTCGGCGGGCTCGCTTACTCATCTGCCACCTCCGCAACTTCCTCGACAGCAGCAGCAACCTTACGGCCAGAGCGGATAGCCTCGCTTACATCGACAAGACCCTGAGCGCCCACAAAGGACAGGACCATCGTGGTCAGAGAGGAAAGCGTTTCATCCGACAACCCAAGGCCGAGCATGTCAGAGCCAGCAACAAGGACGACCACTACCAGGGTCAGGATGAGCTTACGAGATACGAACTTTTCCATGATGTTCCTTAACAAAAGCGGGTGCTTGCAAGAAGCAAGACCACCACGAGGATACCAGCTATAGCGAGCCAATCCACGATAGGCTCATGGCGCATTACCACCCGCCGTCGATAAGGGTGTATGTAAACGCCTTCTTCCAGGTTGGGTGAGTCTCAATCTGCTTGTTCACTAGGTCCATCATTTCGCGGAATCCGGTCGTCGTAGCGTGAACCTGACACCCGGCACTCCAGACTCCGATGTCAGAGTCCTCATCCCGGTCCCTTGTCTGGTCGTAGGGCGTGCTCGATGAGGCATGAATGTTAATGCCGAAGTAGCCAGTGTCCTCGTCCACGTTGTGGTCGAGAACCTCGTCCCGGTTGTCGTCTCGCCAGACCGTCACGGGTCCGTTGCGCTGGCAGAGCGCGAGGTACTTGCCAGCATGCATGTCCACTTTGTAGACCCCGGAATACTGGCCTGGAACGAGGATCGCGGTGCCCTTTACGTTGAGCGGGTTCTCTCGGTAGTAGATGGAGGGGTCCGTCGTCGCTGCCCAGTAGCGGACGTGCCACTGCCCGCCCACCTTATAGGCGCAGCCGAGCAGATCATTGTAAGCCCCGGAGGTTGTCTCGGGCGAGCGGATCCCAAAGAGGTTGAGGTTGTAGTCTCCATTCGTGAAGACCTTATGACCCAGGGACTTGATACGATGTAGTACAGGAGGAAGCATTACTTGCACCTTGCTCCGGTTGCAGCGCAGATAGCTGCGACGTTTTCACGAACAGTAACGAGGTCCGACTGCATAAGACGCTGCTCCTCTCGCATCGACTCCATCTGGCTAGCGCCAACTGGGTGCGAGGGAAGGCTTGAGTGAACCGACACCGCTTCCTCTAGGGCCATGACATCAGAAGCAGTGCTCTCCTGAACGGCAAGAAACCCACCCACTGCGATAAGCGTAGGGAAGACAACGATTCCAATCTGGATGAGTTGGTCCTTAGTCATGTCACTTCTTCCTTTTAAGAACTCGGATGCGGGTAAAGGTTGCTGTCCAGTCAGAGGGAAGGCCCCCGCTTGAGTCCTCGTGAGCCGCAATAATCTGCAACTTTGCAGCGCTAGGAGTAATAGCAATAGTGGGGGCTGGGTTGACGTTAGTGGTACCCCCCGCTGAGTCCACGGTCGTTAGGGCTTCCAAAGAAGTGCAATTCAGTGGGTCAATCGCCGCACCGCTAATGTTTGCTCCTAGTACAAACGAAGACGACCCGCAATGCCAAACGATTTCACGAAGCCCAGGCTCTGAGCTACCTGTGCCGTAGGTCTCTAGTACAGAAAGCCTTTCGTTGTCCCCCTTCATTACGTCGTTACCGATAGGGCCAGAAGTGTAGCTGCTGTAGTAGAGAGTTCGATTTGCAACCCACTTAGTCGAAGCGCCCCTAAGCGTAAGGCCCTGCGTAAGCCAGTTGTCGTTCATGCCGCTTGAGGTCTGGAAGACTTGAAAGGCGAGAGTATCGTCATAAGCGGGCGCGCTGCCTCCAAGAAGAGCGCTAACTAAAACCTCAATTCTAGGAGACGTATCAGTGCTCCCCTTTTGCTCCGCATCCGAGTTGCTGTCTGTGATGCGAATCTGCAAACCGGAGGAGTTGATCTCACAGCTAGCGCAATAGGTGCCCACCCCAGACTGAGATGACCAGTCAACGCCCTCAATGGTTACCGTCGCGCCAGTCCCGAGCGAGCCCGAGTCCGACTGGGCGGTGAGGTCTGCGTCGTAAACAACTTCCCACAAAGAAGTGTCCGCAGCAGGGGCAGGCGGGTCAGGGAATGACCTTGTTGATTTGCTTCCGTCTGGGAATGATCTAGCCATCAGAACACATCCATGTAGAGCACCCGGCACTTCGAGAAGATCGGGTTTGCGTCAGGGGCTGACCCTCGCTCCGCAGCGCAGGACATCCCGAACCGGGCGTTAGCCAAAGTGAAAGCTGAACCATCGTTGAGCGTAGAAAACGGAGCCGATGCCTGGAGGGTAGGGGTGAAGTCATTAGGGTCTGGGAAGTTTCCATCCGCAGGCATGTCACCGACCGACCCGAAGATCGCAGAGATGTAATTCGGCCCAGGCCAGACAATCAACTGGAAGAAGTCGCGAGCCGATTGAGCCACCCCAGTGCTCGACTTAAACTGCATGTTTCCAGTCTGCATTTTCGCGGCGAGATTCGCCCTAGTTCCACCGTCGTAGAGTCCAGTACAGTTCAGGTAACGAGCGTTGCCGTTGCTCGTTCCGACCTCTGAGTTCATGAAGATCGCACCGAAGGCGTCGTAGTTGTTGGCAATGTCCTGGCTAGCGGTAGCTGTACATTGAAAGGCTACAGCCTGCTTGTTCATCGCGTAGGTCTTTGCAAGCCCCACAGCGTCCTTCAGAAGCACCGAGACAATCGGCGCATCCACGCGGCTGTCCCAGATTCGCTCCGAACCATCGGGCCAAATGCAGAGTCCATTAGAGCCGTCAGTCCTCAACCCATTGGTCTGGATAGACGCTGAGTTGTTTAGAGCGGTCCATGTCACCCCGCCGATCGAAAGCGTGGCTGTCGAGGAGAAGTCGTGAACACTCTGGGCAGACCAGTCTACGCTGTAAGCTTCCTGCCACTTGAGGTCGCCACCACCGCCACCACCGCCACCAGACAGGGAAGGTGGAAAAGCCCTGGTTACTCCAGAGCCTCCTGGAAATGCCTTAGCCACAATTAAGCCAGACTCTTCATGTAAAAGGTGATCGTGTAGTCCTTGCTTCCGCCTCCAGCCACATCAGTAATTGTGTAGCTGGCTCCTTCAAAGAAAGGAATCGGTGTAGCAAGGGTGTCGCTGCTTTGGGTGTTGGGGTTTAGGTCTAGCGTCACCTCGTAATGGAGGTAAGTGGTGGTAGTCCCGCTGTACACCTTGACCGTAGCCTTATGAGAAGCACCGCTGCTTGCGCTGACCGTAAGCTGGCATCCGTAAAGAAGGCCCCTGTCAACATTGGACAGCCCCGCTTTAATTGGCGCAACTGTTGTGGTGGCGTTGTTCGCCACGCCGCTGTGAGCAACTCTATCTACAGGGATCCAGATCTCTTTTGCGTTATACGCCATCGCTTCCTCCTGCCCCTTGTCCAGCTATCAAGCGACAGATAGCCGGTGGGTCTATGGGGTTATGTCTGAACAATATCAGCGAGAGTTACTTACAACAATCACTGCTTAGGCGCACTGTAATCCTTACGAAGCTTACGCATCTCAACGACGGACCTTGAGTTGACTCGGTCAAGCTCTTCAAGAAGCTTTCGCTCAAGCTTCGCAGAAGCGATCTGCCCCATAGTCTCCATATCTACAGACGTAAACCTGTACCCAAGACCGAACATCAAGGCCCTGTCTAGGTTCGTTGCTTTTGCCGACTCGTCTCCTGCGTCGAGCGCGTAAGAGTCAAACGTGTCAGCAGCGACCGCCATGTACTGGTTCATCACTCGCCAACCAGGAAGTCTTTGCAGCAAGTAGAAGATGGTGGGGTTCTTAGCCACATAGACGGGTCGCTGTCCGACAACAACTCCATCCTTGTAGACCTCAGTCCAAGTCTCTTCGCCCTCTTTCGGGAAACCAACCGCCCACTTAAGACCAGGAGGAGCGTTCTTTAGCTGCCTTACGTTGGTGAGGTCGCGCCACTCTCGCCCGTAGTAGACGCTCTTGCCGCCTCCAATGAAGAACTCCATCGCAGTAAGGGGGACAGGGTGCAGCCTCTGTACCATCGCGTCAAAGACTGGGCGCTCCCCGCGAGTAAGGATGTCTAGGGCAGACTCAAACGGGAGCCCTGAGATGCCAATCATCTTGCTCGCGCCAGTCCGCAGAATGACTCTGTACCTCCAGTTCTCAGGGATCATGGAGATTTCTTCTTCAGTGAACTGCTCCTTGTAGAGCCCGTTCATAAACCTGCTGACCATTGCAGCGGCTCTCGGCCTGCGACGTAGCCAATCAAGCTGGAACTTAAGGTTGCCAGCTTCCCAGGTATAGAAGAAGAAGACGCGGCGAAGGACGTTCTTCTCGAACGGAGTCAAGTCTGAGTAGTCACGAAGTGCGGCATTAACAGAGCCCAGGGCCTCGTCAAAGTTCTTGCCCTTAGCGATAGCGCCAATCCCCATAGACAAGCGCGCCTGAGCTTCAATAGAAGCGTTCAGCCCACCCATCATCTTGAGGTAGTCAGACATTGTTGACGCGCCGATAGCCGCCCCAAGGATTGCACCCACACCGCCGGTTGCAGAGCCAATCAGCAGGCCAGGGATAGCGCCAGACAAAGCCTCTTCAGGGGCTGCTTTGATTTCTTCGATAGTGTCTTTGGCAAACTTCGTAAGGCTTCTGTTGCCATTAACAATCTTAGGAGACCACAGGGCTCTCCTGGCGGCGAGAGACAGGGCCGCACCGCCAAACGCAGCCGCAGGAGCTACGCCAAACAGGGCTCCAACACCAGCGCCCGCAGCAGCCCCAGCGACAGTGCTCGCAAGCTGGACTCCCAGGTCTTTGAGGGTGGGAATCTGCTTAAGACCACCTCTCCCCATCTCATAAGCGAAGTCAGAAGAGAGCGGAGTCTCGAAGAAGCCAGCCTCGCGGAAGATGCCCTGCCACTCGTCCCGCGTTAGGGAGTGCTTACCAATCTGGATGATGTCGTCAGCAGAGCCGATGTCTCCCCAAATCCGTATAGCCGCAAGCTGATACCGCCAGTTGATTGCAGACCAACCAATCTCCTGGGCCGTGGAGACGACGTTGCCAATGACGTTTCTCATGATGTGAGCGAAAGCAGCAATCGTTGCCTGCGCCTTCATCCACGAGTGCATCCTGTCGGCAAGCTTTCCAAACGCGGAGTCTGCATAGCCAGCGTCTGAAGTGTTCTTCCAGTTTAGGTACTCACCAACAGACACAGGGACATAAACATCCGGTGCCCTCATTGAAGCTACGATGTCTGGGTCTACATCAACATCGAACGCCTTAAGCTCTGTAACGATCTCAGGCATCGAAACACCCTCGTCGAGGCGACGCCTGATGTACGGCTCAAACTCTCTAAGCTTCTTAGGAAGCGGCGTCCTAAGAATGCTCTCAAGGTGGCTGACCTTGTCGAGCCTGACGTAGCCAGCCTGGGAAGCTGCGTAGTCTGCATCTGCCCTGTTGCCGTAGATACGGGAGAACTGACGACCCATCGGGAAGATGTCTAGGATGTCCTCGATAAAGACTGCGTCTGCGACAGAGCGACTTGCCTGAGAGTTGTACCTCTCCATAAGGACGAGAGGGTCTGTCTCAAAAAACTCGTAAACAGAGTCCAGGCCAAACTCTACGTTTACAGAATCGACAAGCTCGTCGTAGCTCCTGAGCGTGCCCTGCGCTGCCGCCTCTTCTGCAAACTCTTTGAACGAACCACCCTCAGCCGCTCTGGCAGCAGCCTCTCCGTACACGCCACGAAGCGCCTGATGCCCAACGATGCTCTCCGCAAGCTCTCTACGGAATCGGTCGTTAATCTCATCAATCGTCCCGGTGATCTTACGAAGCCTCGCAAAGTTAGGACTTGAGTTACCGGGGAGTGCGTTCTTAGCCCTGAGAGCGGCAATCTTCTTACCGCCTGCGTAAGAAAGGACATGAGGGATGTAGCCAGCGACGTTGACGCGAGAGAAGAACTCATCAACGTCCAGGTCGCTAAGAACTCCAACGTCTTCAAGGTCCTTCTTCCAGTCGTCAAAAAACTTCTTCATGACTCTGGCAGCGTCGATAATCCGCTGGGACTCCTCAGCGTCACCGAGAAGAGCAAGCTTCTCCTCGATGTCAGCCTTAGTCTGCACCTGCCTGCTGTTGTCTTTGCCCTCTTGCTCTAGCTTCCTAGCGGCCTGGGACACCTTTGCCAGCTTAGTCTGGAGTTCAGAGACAAGGATCTTCTTGCCGCCAATCAAGTCGTGGTGCTTAGGGTTCTGAACAATCCTAGCGACCCGATGGCGCTGAGAGACCGTCATCCCCTTGAGCCCCCTCGCCCACTCGGAAGCCTCAAAGGCCCTCAGCTTGTCCTGGAAGTCAAAGGCAGCCTTCTCAAGGTTGTTGAAGCTAGAGCTTACGGTCGCCTCAAGACTCCTGCGAATGTCCTTTGGATGCCGAAGGTCGTTGTCTAGGTCGTCCAGAGAACGGATGAAAGCCTTTAGCTCAGGGCTCCCCTTCGCCGCACGCTCCTTGATGTCCTTAAGTGTAAGGCGCTTCCCAGGCATCCCAGCCGTAGCCTTACGGGCAACAGGTGAAATGCTGTGGATGGCAGCGTCAAGAGGGGTCATCTTAACGCCACTAGCAACGAGTTCTTCGATGCTCTCTGAGAGCTTCAGCTTCTTATCGTCAAGCTTCGCCTGCTCTGTTGCGCGCTTCTTTGGGTCTTTAATCCGGTCTACTTCTATCTGACGCCTAGCGATTCTCTCTAGGGTGTCTGGGTCAAGAAGCTTCCTAAAGGTCTTGTTGATTCTCTCTTTGCCGACCGAAGGGATCTCCGGGCTCTTAGGAGAAATGGTTTGCATGATGGCGTCAACAGCCTGCTCAACCAGTCTCCTCTCGTCGGGGCTAACGATGCCACTGGGGATGACGTTCTCAAGCAACCCTTCAATGGCGTTAGCAGTCTCCTGCCGCATAAGAGTGGCTTCGTCTCGGATGATCCCAGAGATTTCAGCCATCCTGCTTCGGTAAAGCTGTCTCGTAGCTTCAAGGAGTTGCCGGTTCTTACTGCCAACAGGGATGGCAAAGTTAGCCCTTCTCTTGGCTTCCTTGATTTGGCGAGTCAAAGCACGGATAGAGCTAGCCCCACCCTTAGCGCGGACACCAGTGCGGGCAGCAACCTTAGCTTGCTTCTGGGCCACCCCCGCCTTTCTAGCGACTGCTCCGTATGCTCCCTTCTCAGCGCTCTTAATGGCCCCTTCCGCAGCCTTTGTGCCTTCAGCCAAAGAGCGGGCAAGAAGCTCAAGCTCGCCTTCAAGCTGGGCGACCTTAGCGGAGGGCAGCGCATTGACAACAGAGTCAGGGACATCCTCGCCAGCTTTGATAGCGCCAATGACCTCTGCCTCGTAAACGTCCCTGGTTAAGCCAGATTCTTCAAAGGGCTTCTTCCAGTTTGGGACAGTGGACTCAGCAGACTCCACAATCTCATCAGCAACAGGGAGTACGTCTTCGGCAAACTTAGCTCCAGGCAAAGCCTCACGAGCGCCAGCAAGCGCCTCTGCCACCGCAGCGTCTACGTCAAAGCCTTCAGCAACATCGTCCTTTGTCTGGTTGAGGCGCTTCTCAATCTCAATCAGGTCACCCTGAAGCCTTGTGATTTCTGGCGTATACGAGTCAGCCATCTTAGCGATGGAAAGCTCTGTCCTTGTCCCCAGGTTGCCCTTAAGGACTCCCTCGTAAACACTGGCGAAAGTCCCAAGCTGCTTCTTTACATTCCTAAGCCTGTCAAGCCTCTCTGCCTCAGCCTCTCCACCGACCTTCATCCTTCTGCGCTCAGCAAGCGGAACAAGAAGGTCAGCCTCGACAGCGTCCCCGTAAGCGACAATGTCTGAAGCCAGGGCGTCTAGAGCCTCTGGGTCGAACGCTGGGTTGTCGCCAATGTTGACAGTCTTGAGGTGGCGCAGAGACTCAACCGCTCTCCTGGTGTCCTCTGGCGAGATGACACTAAGATCACCAAGGGGCTTAGCTCCTGGAGTCCCAACCTTCTGAAGACTAAACAGAGCCTCAACTGATTCAATGACTCCAGTCAACTCTCTGAAAGCAGCCGCCGTGTAAAGCTCCTGCTCAAGCTGGGCCAACTCAGTCTCGTCTATCCAGCCACGCTCAATGTAGTCACGGGCAATCCTTAGGATGGCTTTGTTGGTTGTGATGGTGGCAAGCTTGCGCTCTACCTCTGGCAACCTGGAGCGGAGAGCGCTCGCATTGCGTAGCCTTTGTCGCTCCGCCTTCTGAGCTTTGTAGTGAAGGCCAGGATGGACAAGGTGTCGTCGGTCAATCTGCCGAGTAAAGCCATCGACTTGAGTGGTGTAAGCCTGAACCCTGGCAGGACCACGCAAGTGCATCATCCCGTTGACAGCCCTACGAAGCTTGTCAAAGGCTGCCCCTACACCGCCGATGCCAGCAATCTTGTGGGCAACCAAGAAGCCCACTGGGGAGATGTTGTCTACTAGGCTCTGAGCCCGCATGATTCGGCCATCAGCGGTCTTCGCGGCCTTGCTCGCCCCTGGAATCGCAGAGGCAATCGTCTCGCCAGCACGCCGCGCTGCACGGCCTACAACGGTGGTGCCATCAGCAGCAGCACGCATCCTCGCTGCGTCCTTAAGGTCTCGGAACACCTTTGTCTGGTTCTCAAGCCCTTCCTTTGCAGTCTTCTTCAGGTCGCTGAAGCTAGGAACTCCCTTAACCCCACGAGAGAGCAGGGTCTCAAGTGCGTTGTACTCAGGACGCTGAGCAGAAACCCTAGCTGCATCACCGAACTCTCCCTTGAGAGCGCGCCTGTAGATGTCTGCAACCTCAGGAGTTTTAGAGACTCCGTTGACCCTAAGAAGCTCGCCTGCGGACATCTCTGGGACGCCCTTAACTAAGACTTCGCCTCGCGCATCAGCCCGCAAGGCCGCGTCTGCCCACGCCTTGTCCATTTGGTTCATCGGGATGTCGTTTGACTTAGCTATGTGCCGAAGCCTCGTGAACACCTTAAGAGAGTCGATGCCAGCCAGCGGAGCGTTGTACTTGAAAGCAACGTCAACAGCGTCGTTCATGTCCATCGCAGCAAGAATGCGAAGCCTAGACTTAATGGCTTTCTCAGCAGACTTTGCCGGAAGAAGCGACGAGACCCCACTAACTACGCCACCCTTTCGCTTAACATCCTTAGGCTTTAGCTCGTCGTAAACGCTGTAGAACTGCTCGTCCAGAGTGTCCTTTAGCTCCCGCAAGGCCGGAAGCTCAGCCTCTGCAAAGTCTGGCCTAACGACAGCGCTTGTCTCATACGTCTCTATCAGGTCCTCAGTCTCGTCAATCTGCTTAGATATTTTAGAGAGCCTAGACAGGTCCATCGCTGGGTTGGCCTCAACGATGTCGCTCATAAGAACGCGGCGAGCCTGAGTCTGGAGGTCGTCAGCGTGGGAGGCGATAGCAAGCTTGCCCTGCTCTGTCAGGTCAACACCACCCGTCATCAAGTCCTTGATCGCCTCTTCAGCCTCTGGGGCTAAGGAGGTTGCAGCTTTCCCAGAGGCTAGGTTGGTGATGCCCCGGATGGTGTCCCCAAGCATTAGGCCACCAAGACCAATCACCATGTGACCACCCTCACCCTGGGCTACGGCCTCATCCTTTGCTCTCTGGAACTGCTCTTCATTTGCCCCCGTAAGCGCTTTGATTGCTGGCTTAGCCGCGCTCCAGCCAAACGAAGTAATTGCCTTAGCCGTACTGTCGGCTGACTGGTCCCAATTTGCGTCTAGCTCAAATAGGGCCTTAGCTTTCTCCTCATCAGTCCCCCCAAGGGCGAGCCCACTGAGGTACATGCCAAGGCTCTTAAACGCCTTCTCTCCGTCTTCAAAGCTTCCCTTGTCTTGCTCCCAGTTGCGGTAAAGCATCCGTGCAACGTCATCAAACTTTGGTCTCTCAATGTCGTCAGAAAGGTCTGCTGCTGAGTACCACTTGCGAAGATCGTAAAGAGAGTTGATAGCAGCGCGAAGGGGTCGCTCTGTTGGGAACCACTTGTCGAACTGGTCAAAGGCCCACCAGATTCCCTCAGCCTCAACAGTGCCATCTTCCTTAAGGCCAAACCGTTCCGCGACCTCTGGGTCCCAGGCGTAGAAGAAGTCAGCAAGGACCTTAACCCTCTCTGAAGGGTTATCTAGTCTGTTGTAGACGTAAGCAGTTTCAGCCCACTTAACCTCAAGCTCCTCACCAGTAAGCCTCTTTGACCGCTTCTTGATGTCTTCAGGAGGCTTAATCGTAAGCTCTTCCGGTAGCTGAGAGAGCCTAGCTCCAGCGAACTCAAGCCCTGGGACCTCAGGCGCTGTGGCTCCAGAAGCCTCAAACGAAAGCCTCTCTGATGTCGTCATACCCGCAGAAGGCTGGGGCATTGGGACTCGGATCGGAGTGCCTGGAATTCTGCGAACAGGCTGAGCTAGAGCTTCCTCACCGTCGAGAACACTCCAATCAACCTCAACCCCCTTGTCGGCTTCAGCCTTTGCCTCTGGCATTGCTGGAGCAGGCTCTAAGGCCGGGGCCTCCTGAGGCTTCTCTTCGTCAAGGACACCCCAGTCGATTACAGGAGCAGCCCCAGAAACCTCAACAGCCTCGCTCTCAGGGACCTCAGCTTCGGCAGGGGGGCTGTCAAGAACGCTCCAATCAACCTCGACCGCCATGTCCCTTACCCCTGGCCTACTTCAACAGGAATCCAAGATTCAACCGGACCCTGCTTTCCGTCAACAATCGGGATGTCGTACACCTCGTTGGTGCCTGGGCGTCGAGCCCTCATGTAACCCTCCGGGGCCTCCCCAAGGTCTTCCACCTCACCGCCAGCCTCTAGCGCCTGCCTCTCCTGTTTCAAGAATGGAACCATCGCGTTCTCCATCTTCTTGAAAATCGTTACCTGCTGCCTAGCTGTTTCCAGGTCAGTCGTAAGAGGCTCAATGCTACTAAACCAGGCGTCGTACTCTCCCTTAAACTCGTCTGCCTTAGCCTTGTCCATCTGGCCCGACTCGACCAAGTCGTCTAATTTCCCCCTGTCCAGAACAGGAACCGGGTAGTCCGGGTCCCTAGACATGATTAGGTACCTAGAAATCGCAGGCCCACCATCCTTAAGGTCTTTAGCCCGATTGCCAATTAGGCCCAAGATGGACCTGACTGCTTTCTCTTGATCTTCCCTAGCACTGATTACCTGAGCAATTTTTAGGTCCCCAGTCGCAGACTTCAGCGGGTCAACACCCTTCGCAGTCGCAGCCAAGTTGGACTTAATCCTAGCGAGGGCGACCTTCCGCTTGTCAGCACCAAGCTGCTGGTAACCACGGAGGAACTGAGACCGGATGTTCTTGTCCTGGATGGTGGATGCGTGCCCCGCAATAGTCTGCGCCTCTCTCGCACTCATCCCGTTGCGAACAAGCTGCTCAGTGAACAAAGCTGCAATCGCGTTCTCAGAGGCAGTCTTCTCAGCGAGCGCCTTCTGCTTCTCTCGGATAGCGCGGTTGATGACGATCTGCTTAGCGTTGCCCTTAGCTCCACGAACGAAATCCTGGTATTCGTTGTAAAGGCCCATGACCTCATCGTTGCGGACAGGTCGCCCAGCCAAGTTATTGATAAGGCCAAAGTCTCCGCGCTTAGCGCGAAGCATGGCACGAGACACAGCCTCAAGAGCAGGAGTGTAAGTAATGTCTCGCCCAAAGCGGGTGAACGGGTTGAGGAGGGAGGTCGGGTTCTTCCTCTGCTCTGCCTCAAGTCTCGACTTAAGCTCAGCGTTGTTCTTAGTCGCTCGCTGGAGCCTTGCAAGGACGCCCTCTGAGCTAGTCACTTCACCGCTAGGTCCAGTGCCAGTGGTCAATGGTCGAGGGTCAATAGGACCTGGCTCCCCGCCATCCTTAAGGCCCTTGCCACTCGGGATAACAAGCTCGTCGCCAATCTCAATGTAGTCCACGCCCTCAAGAAGTCGCTTACCGCCACGCCCGACAAAGGCTCGCGGAGTACCGTCCTTCTCAGTAAAGAGGCCCTTGTTAGCGTTAAAGATGGCCTGCACAGAAGTGCCGTACTGGTTGGCAAGCCCGCTTACCGTGTCTCCAGCGACAACCGTGTACTTGTTGCCCTTAGAGTCCGTGCCCTCAATCTTTGTCTCAGCAGTCTGAGCAGGGACCTCAGGCTCAGCAACAGCAGCCTGTTCAGTCACTTCTTGCTGATCAGCAACAGCCTGATCAAGCGGAGTGCCAGGAGTAGCCCCAAACCCAAGGTCGCCAGGAGCCATCGAGCCAGCGCCAAGAGCATTCTCTTCGATGCCTTGGAGACGACGCTGTTCCTGCCGCCTAGTCTCATCAATGGTTTCACCAAGGGAGCTAGCAACCCGTGGCGCGAGAGCCTCATCAAGGGCGGAAAGGGGGACGCCGAACTCAGTCGAGTCCCGAAGCCTCGCCCGCGTACGCTCCACTGGCGAAGGCTGGGGCGAGCGCACAGCGTCAGACATTCGCTGGTCTGCGGTGCTGACTCCAGCCATCTCACCAGCGCCAGGGAGAGCGCCTCTACTGGCCTCTTGCGCCGCCATCAAAGCCACAGGGCCAATAGCCGCAGCCTGCACGGCTGACGAAGGCGGGACCGAAGGATACATGGCGTTCGCAGCGCTAACCGCCCCACGGATTATCCGCTCAAGAGCGCTTTCCCTGTCAGCCTCTTCACTCGGAGGGATAGAAACCGCATCAAGCGCCTGCTCTAAAGCAGTCCTTGCTCGCCTAACATTTGCGCCAAGCTCTAACTTTCGGTTGTCTAGAGATGGGGCTAGGTCTCCTCTGGTTTGAGACTGGTAGCTTGCGTCAGCGGCAAGAGCGCGCTCAAGGGTAGACGCCTGTTCCTGAACAGATGGGTCGAGCATCTTGTAAGCTCTGGATGCCTCGTCTAGGCGAGCCTTCGTAGCTTGCACATCCTTATCACCCCTTCTAAGGGCCTCATTGTGAGCAGCCTCTGCCATTCGGTACTCATCAAGAGCCTTCTGCCGAGAGTCAGCAGTCGCGCTAGTGGTCGCTCCAGCAGCCGGAACTTCAGCAGCCACAGCGGGCGCTGCGGGTGCTTGGGTAGGACGAATTGCAGAAATAACCCCCACTTCACTCTCAGGGAAGACAACTGTCGTGCGACCCCGCGATGGCTCAGAAGCAGCAGGCGGCGGGGCAGTAGCTGCCTTTGGAGTAGCGGCACGAGCCGTGCCAGCGCCAGTGCTAGGCGCAGCACCCATCGCCCCACTAGTGCCCATCGCCCCCGCCCCACTAAGAGCCTGCTCCATCGCTCCAGCAACCCGAGCCTCCTGGGCCAACTCAGCAGCAGCCGCCGTATCAACACCAGCAAGGAGGTCTGCCATCGTGACATCTTCAGGAGCTAGGTCTACCGGAGACAGGAGAGGAGCGTCCTGGTCTTCAAGCGCCCGGTAGTAAAGCTCTCTATCGCGAGCAGCCTTCTCCCGCATGGCCTGACGCTGCATCCCCCTGTCGATGCCGGCTTCCAGCGCTTCCATAAAGTTAGAAGCCCCCGCCATGCGAAGGGCTCTCTCGTAGTCTCCAGCGGGAAGGACGAAAGCCATTGTTTATTCCTTATTCGATGTCAATGAAGCTGATGTCAGACAGAGCGTCTGCGAAGGGAGAGGCTTGCTGTGCCATGCGACGAGGGCGACCCATCCCCTGGCCTCCCAGGAAGCTACTCTCGAAGCCACTGTAAGAAGGGGTCATAGAAGTAATCTTCTCAAGACCCTTAGTGGTTTGGGGGAGCTTCTCAGTCATGAAGTCAGAGGCTTCCTTGCGAATGTCAGACGCCTGGCCTCTAGCCTTCTGACCCTCAAGCCCAGCGATGGTAGAGCCAATAGTCCCAATGCCACCAAGGGCAAGCCCAATCGGGCCAGCGGCAGCAGCAAGTGGGGTTGCCGCAGAGGCAAGACCGCCAAGGCCAGCGAGCATTCCGAGCACAGAGCCAGCCTCAGAAGCACGCCGAGCCTTTCGCTCTGCCCTCTCAGCGGCGCTAGCAGCAGCCTTCTCTGTCATCTGGACGCCAACAGCCTGGACATCGTCAAGAAGCTTAGCCCTGCGGCGCGCGTCAGAAGCAGCAAGGGCGTCTGCCTGACTGGCAGACATAGCTCCTCGAAGCGTCTCCTCCATGCCACCGCCCATCCCACGGGCAGCAGCGAGTCGTCCAGCCTCAATGGCTCCAGCGGCCTGAGCAGCCTCAGTGGCCTCTCGGCCCAGCTTCATCCCAGATGCAATGCGCGCACGCTGAGCTTGCTGGATGTCCCGGTAGAGCTTCTCTTGATTGATGCCACCCCTGTCTCGGTCTCGACTGGGAAGGAACGGATCTTGTCGTGTGCCTCTAGCCATCTCAATACCTCATCAAGGGGTTGAACGCGGGGCCGCTTTTGTAAAGCTGACCAAGCCTGCCCTCAAGATTTGTCGGCGCAAGGTCCGCAAGCTCCCTGTTGGCTTGCCTCAACTGGTAACCCCTAGCCACGTCGCCCATAATCCCCTCCTGGGCTCGACTAATCGCTTTCTGCTGGGCCGTCATTGCCGGGGCACCAGCCCGCGACAAGGAAAAGTCTAGCTCTTCGGCCAGCATGGGGCTGGCATCTAGCTTGTAAGCCGGCTCCTTAGCCTTAGCGTCCTTCTGCGCTTGTAGCTGTGCCTGGAAGCCAGGGCTTTGTAGGTAAGACATGACGTTCTCGCCCATCTCCCCCACCCCAGCGAGGATGTTCTTGCGGAGTCGAGCCTGCTGAAGGCGAGTGGCCTCGTCGGCTGCACGCTCTTCACGCTGCTTTTGAATGAGGGCTTCGTCGCGGGCTCTCATGCGCTGTCCACGAGCAGCCGTAACAAGCTCCCCTAGCGCGGCTGATTGAGCAGCTTGACGCCTACCAGCATCAGCGAGCAAGCGACCATAAACCCCAGTAGGTCCAGTAGCAATCGGCACCCTTCCTGTGAGTTGTGGGAGCTGTGCCTGGATGGCAATTCGCTCTTCTTCTCCAAAGGCAGGATCGTATGCGCGCATGGACATGCCATCATCGGCACGGCCAGGACCGAAAACGTCGTACAGAGCATCTCCAATAGTCGCCATAACAAACCTACTTTAGAAAAACGCGGGCCGTAGTGTAACGGCTATAGCTTCTTAGATGAGCAAGGAAAAGGTGGTTGTTGTAGTCCGAGGTCGCAAGGGCAGCGTCTGAGTGCGAATGCGTCTTAGCCGCTGTGATCTCTGACTCCACAGTAACGAAGAAGTCGAAGGCAGTCCCGTTGTCATCGACAGAGCTAAGAGTCACGTCGTCAGAAAGCTCAACAGTAAAGCCCCTGCGCCGGTTAAGGCCGGAATCGTAAAAGCCAGTACCAGTATTGAAGGCACCAATCTTCATCTTCTTAACGACTGTGTCTAACGTCGTGGCACTAGAGTGCGTATCCCCAGACAGCATCCTCTTGAGCTTGAACGTGAGGGAGAGGTCGATGGTGTAGATCTTGTCGTTCGCAGTGAAGTCGTCGTCTTCTGTAACGACGTTAGCGACCTTGATGGACTCTACCTGGATAAAGCTATGCACGAACGCGCGAGAAGACTCGTTGATAGAGACTCGCAAAGAGCAGCCATCAACCGTGTAAAGGTTCTCTCTAGGACCCAGGCTGAACCGCGTGGCCTCGCTACCAGAAACACCACCCCTGCCAACAGCGACCCACGCAGCGGGCTCCCCGTAGATTAGCTGCCCCTGCCTGAAGGTCTGCGTAAGAGACTCAGGGTGAATGCTCCTGTAGGTCAGAGCCGTCTTGTTGGCAATGTTGTTCTCGTCAACAGCGTTGGCTGCGGTGGCGAACCTATCAAAGGAGTCTTGAACATCAGCGGCAGCAAGAGCGTTGCCGTCTGCGATGTTTGGGTTTGGCCCTCCGTAGGTGCTCATCTCGAAACCACCAATGCGCTGATAGCGCCCTTGCAACGACCGTCTGTGCTGCTCCCGTTTGACGTTAGGTCATACGCAAAGGACCTAGCAGTCACTCTCGCGTCAAAGTGTGTAGACCCCGACGAGACAGCGACCACACCGAAGAGGACTACGTTGCCAATCTCAGCAGGCACTCCAGAGACCGCGCTGCCTGGGGTGATGACCCTTGTCGTGTCGTTTCTAAACACGCCAGAGGAGTAAGAGGTGACTACCCCCGCAGCCTGCCCAAACTCAAGGCGCAAAGAAAACGCTTCAGTGGCGGCTGCGCCTATCGGGGTGCTGTTCGCTGCCGTGTTGTAGACCTCAAGCTCAGCAAACACGAAGACAAAGGAGTTCTCCCCGTAAAGCCTTGGGAAGTCCTTTGCCAAAGACAGCTTGACCATCTCCGTGTAGCCGCTGTTCGTAATCGTGGTCTCGTTAAACTCCCTGCGGTACATGCTCTTGAAGTCGAGGCCATCAGAAGCCAACGACTGCGGAACAAAGTGCCTCGTGTTTAGAGCGCCTGCCTCGAAGTTGTCGTCCTTGAGGCCATTGATGGTGCTCTGCAAAGACGTGAAATTCGACGCAACGTCAGCCGCTGTCAGGTCATCGCCAGGGAGAATAAGCTTGTCTAGACCAGGCATTATCGAGCAAACCCATAAGCGCAGATGATGGTGTCCTCGACTTGAGAAGCCACAATCCCATTAGAGCGGTCCCTAATCTGGACCCGGAACTGGTGGTCTCCAGCCGTAAACACCTTGCGAACAGAAGCGTGAAAGGGGACGTACCCGTTATTCGTCTCAACTGACACCGTGCAGACAGAGTCTAGCGGTGACGAGTTGTGCAGTATGCGGATGTCATAGATGGACGTTCTCAAGGCCCCATCGTCTGACGCAGAAGGATCTTCGTCAGCGACTCGTATCTGCCCGTTAGCAATGACAGTAAGCTCTGTCGCTGTAGACAGGCTAACTGTTTCGAGCGTCAGCTTCTGGTCAGCGCCTGCTGTGATGTACTGCCAAAACTTGTTCTCAGTGCGCTCTTCGTAGTCGCCGTCTTCTGATGCAGTCGGAGCGTCTAGAGTCTGGAGCACCACCGAAGTCTGGTAGGCGTAGTAGGGGTCAATGGTGGTCGTGGGAGGGAGGCCAGGGTTATCGACTGTCGTGACCCGGCCAATGAGACTGCTGGAAACCTCAGGCTGACTCACCGGGCTGGCGATGACATCCCTCTGAAAGGCCGAGTTAGAGACGTTGTTCTGGTCAATCTCGTTGTAGGCAGTAGCCATAGCGCGGTTGAACTCGCGCATCAGCTTGTCTGCGTCTACTACATGTCCTGACTTAGGGGGCTCTTTGACGACATACTTCATTCTTGCTCCCTCTCTAGCGTCATTAAAGCACGCCGCACCTGAGCGACATCGTCCAGGTCCTTTACTTTAGCGCCGCCAGCACGAGAGAGCGCCATGTTTACAGCCCTCAGCATGTCGTTATTGAGAACGGAGTTAGGAACGCCTACGTCAGAGTCGTTCACAGCCCGGTAGAGCCTATCCAACATGCGCTCAATCACGCTTTGCCGTCCCCTCTGCGCGCTCACCGTAGTCGTCAGCAACAACCTGCCACCCGACTAGGCGGAATGGCGTGTCTACAGCCGTAGTCTTGAACTCAAAGCGCACAGCCTTTGCCGTGATGTCTTGAGCGGCGTTGTTGAGGGTCTCTTTGAGGTCCACGAACTTGCTTACAAGGCGTCGAGAGTCCCACTTGTAGCTGGTGCTCCAGGTTTTAGTGGAGTCATCCCAGTACAGAGCGTCGTCAGCCTTGAGCGTGAACGTCGCAGAGCCAGCAGGGGTCCTGTCGTCCCAGTCTGCGTACCAGGAAACCGTCATAGAGATGTTCCCGGTCTGCACAAAGTACATAAGCAGCTTGTAGAAGCGCTTATCGCTGTGTGGGTTCTTTAACTCAATCCACTCAGTGGAGTAGCTCCCCGTAAACGCTTCCCCGTCCAGGTCATAACCAGTCCCCCAGAGGAACAGGTTGTACTCGTCGCCAGAATCCTTAGCCGACAGGATGACTTCGCCCTTGTAGGGGACCGCAGCGGCGACAGGGCGGTTGTCGATGACCGTGAAGGCACCGTTGTCTGTGTGAATCGCCCAGACTTGGTTGTTCTCTACGCCAGGGTTGCCATTGACCGAGATGTAGACCCTGTTGTTTGACCTATCAGCGAACACAGTGGCCGATTCCCTGGTGTGCATGGGAAGCTGCTTAACCTTCTGGTCAAGGACAGAGGACAGGCGCTTAAAACTAGACCCATCAAACAAGTGGAAGCCGATGTCCGACAAGAAGTATGTGTTGTTGTCGTAGGTAATGACGGCTCTGTCTGTAATAGCGCCGAAAGTCCCCTGCAATGGCGTGATTACTGGCTCCTCGCTCTTGTCATGAGTAAGGAGGAAGGCGCTCTTACGCTTGAAGATGATTGCGTAGTCCTGAGAAGCGCCCCAGGCGGTGATCTCGTCACCATCGCTGGTGTTGATCTCAATGAAGTTCGTCGTAGATACCGCCTCAGGGAAGTTCAACTTTGAGTAGTAGAGGATTGACCCCTCTCCACGGTAGTAAGCGCGGCCCCTAAACATGAAACACCATCGCGCAGGGGGCGGCGGGTCATTCTCGCCAGGGCCAGGGGCAGGAGTAGCAGAAGCTGCGACGATTCTGCGGACATCAAAGTGTGTGTTAGACGCAACCCCTAGCTTTCGGGGGAGAGCAACCGGAGGCTGTCCGCTAATGCTGCGGTAGAGAAGGCGGTGGGTAATGTCTACTTCAGGGGGCGGGTCGCCCAGGTCTAGGAAAGCAACGATGCGCCTGTTCTGAGGCGAGCCTGCGTTTGCCCCAGAAATCCTAGTTACATTTGTCAGAGGAGTACCAGAGGCAGTGCTGGGGCTGGTTGAGTTGTACGAGCCCTCTGTCGTAACTGAGTAGTTAGCCGCCGAAGATGACGACTGACCCACACCAGCCATTCCAGCAACCGTCGAAGTAAAGCCCACACTGGCGTTCCCGCCAACCGCTGGGGCAAAGCTCTTCTTAGCCGAAACCTCAAGGTAGTCACTAAGGACAAGCCTGTTTGACACAGCAGACAGGTTCGACTCCTGCCCATACATGTTCATAAAGGTCTGGTAATACTCAACCTCAGCCGCTGTGGCGTCATCCTGGTCAAAGCAGTGAGACTCCCAGAAGTCTCCAGCGCTATCTGGCTTACTTGTTGGCTCGTCCTTCTTGTCGCCCAACCCAACCATCGCAGCGACCTGAACCGGCTCAGGGACCGTGTGGATGCCCATCATGGTCAACAGGCGACCATCCCACTTACGCGGCTTCATCCCATCTACAGTGATGATGAGGAACTGACCTGCGTCAGTGAAGCGTGGGTACTTGTTAGGGCGAGGCTTCGTGCGGCCTAGCGCGTAGCTGTAGATAGTCCTGAGCTTATTCGTCTCAAGGACAGCGATGAACACCTTACCCCTGTCAGCATCAGTGAGGTCAGCGACGTAAGGCGGCACCCAGTAAGCGACAACAAGCTCAGTCGCCCCACCCCAGGTAAACGTGCCCAGAGTAAGAACCTCAGCGTCTTTGAGGGGGTTGACCTCTACAAGGCCACGAGCGCCTTGTTCTCTGCGCCAGGAAAGCAGCCTCTGATAGCCAAAGGCTTTGATGATCTCCCCCTCAAGAGAGAACTCAACGCCATCAATAGCGCCAGCAGAACCTTTGCCTTGCCAGATTCGAGTGTCTAGACCAGCAACATTAGCTGGCTCAAACGCAGTGAGCTTCCCGCGTGCCTTAGACATTGCTAAGCCCTAAAGTTGCTGTCATCAAGGCCAGATGCGTAGAGCCAAGTGCCCTTTCCTACGACCCTGCGGTTCCCCCTGCCAATCAAGACACGCTGCTGGAAGTTAAGCCTGTCCTGCATAATCATCCTTTGAATGCCAGCCTCGTAACGACGCTGGGCTGCACTCGCTCTAGACTGCTCGTCTTCTGCGTTGAGCATCAGCATCTCAGCGCCATCCAGAAGCACAGTCGAATATCCAGAGTCGAACATCGGACGGTCGTTGTCGTCATCAAGCTTGAGAGCTTCCATCATCAGAAGCATGTGAACTTGATACGTCGAGTCTGGGTACGGGTAGAGCGTCATGAACATCGTAGACGCGCTGTCAGGGCCTCTAGCGCCGAGATACTCGTCAGACTCTGTGTCGTTGAGAGCAACGACAGTCTCCTCAAGCTGGTCCCTGAGGAGGTAAGGGATAGAGCCGTTAGCGGTGCTCCTGTAAAGCCGAACAACGTAGTCCTTGCGGGCCGATACGTTGGGCAAGGTGACCGTGTTGTGGGTTGCCCCCAATGTGACGCTTGTGTACTCGCTGAGAGCAGACTCAGCCCCACACTTCTTGTCGTAGAAGGAGTACCAGTATTTGTAAGTAGCCCCTGTAGTAAGGCCACCAGCGCCAGCAGACGAGGAGATTGCGCCTATCTTAGTGCGCGGCCTGTAGATGGGCTTCTTCTCCATCACAGAGCAAGCAGTGGGCTGCCCAGAGACATCCTTATCGCGCATAGCCATCGTGGCTGGCTGGATCGCCTCTAGGTTTAGAGCGTAAGACGTAGACCCCGTAAACAAAGCTGCTTCAATGACAGACTCTGTACCTAGCGGAAGGGCTACCTCGTCATAGACAAACTTGACGGTGCCAGTGCCTGTTCCTGAGGCCACCGTGGTCCCAGTAAACGGGCGGTCTAGGTAGAGACCCTCACCATTAGAGTCCATGTCAATGACTGTGTAGAAAGCGCTGTCGATGAGGACTCGCTTACCAAGCACTGTAGGGCCTGGAACCTTGTTGGCTCCTAGCCCCACCTTGTTAGACCCGTTGGTGTAGTGGACGTTGTTTGGAGCCGCCCCTGTCCCCGTAACTGTAGTGCTCTGGTAGGTGTTCGCAGTGTATTCCCTGCGAAGCCATCCCCACTTACGCCTAGAGCAGATGTCTAGGTACGCCTGATTAATCCGACGATTGAGCTTAGCGTCGGAGGCTGAGTAGTCCTCACGTCGCTCTTGAAGAGCCGTTCTGAGTTCCGAGAGGTTCACGAACAACCCTCCTAGAGCGAGTGAGTTTTAGACTACGCCTTGCGACGATAGCGGACGCTCATGTTGATCGTCTTGCTATTAAGGTCGCTGTGGTTTGCGCTGCGGGACACAGCAACGGCAAGAACACGGTTTGGGCTGCCAGAAACAACAGGCGTTGTAACGGCAACATCGTAAATCGTGTCTGCAACAAGAGCCCCGTTGTTTGCCGCCCTAGTGTCCGTAGACGCATGAGTGACCAAGTTTGCCGCACCTGACTCGTAGGAAAGAATCTGAAGAGTCAAATAGTTCGTGTTGTCTGCGGCAATCGCGTCGTAGCCGATGATCTTCACCTCTTCGATGTAGATGTCGCCAGAATCGCCAACAATAATCTTGTTAATGAACTCAGGCTCGTCTAGCGAGCCGGTCTTACTTGTGACCTCGCCAATAAACTCTTCTCGGATCGAATAGCCGTGGGGAGCGTAATCTTTTGCTACCCGGCTAACGTGTGTTGCAACAGCCATAATAATCTCCTAGTTGCGTAGGCAGGGGGCCGAAGCCCCCCGCCAACACACGTCTGTTAGAGGGGGAAGCCGCGCATGAACACGTCAACCAACTGACCGGCAGTAGCGCCGCTGCCGCCAACAGTCTCAAGGGCAATCGCCTTCGGCTTGAAGTCTGCTGAGGCCAAACTTCCCAGAGCAACAGCAGCCGAAGAAGCAAGCGTCTTCGCGTTGTCCGTGGGAATGCAAACTTGACCAGCAGTAAACGTAGCGCTCGTAGCCGCAACAACCTTGCACTTGCCGACAATACGGAGAATCACAGAGTCTCCGTCAGCAATTGAAAGGCCATCAGGGGCAATCACAGCGCCCGTAAACGAGTAGTTGCCTACGTCGGTGTCACCCGACTGGCAAACAACAGCGTCGTACCCGTCTTCCGTTGCAGCCGTGAGGTCAAGCTGAAGAAGGTCTCCCTTCGAGACAGCCGCACCAGTTGCGTTGCGCGCTCCAATGTCCAGCGTAAGAGCCGAACCACCAAACATGAAATCAGACATACCTAGTCTCCTCTCTTAATTTAGAACTGGACGGTGCCGCTGAACTTCGTGCAACCCTGACGGGCCAGCGAAGAGCAGACAAGCATCGACGTGAAGTAGGTGTGGCTGAGGATAACGTCACTGTTAGGCGGCGTCATGAACTCAGTCTGGCGGAAGTCATCCGAAGACAGGATGCCAAGCTGAAGGCCAATGCCCGTTCCCTTGCCCTGAGCCATCGGGTTCTTTCCGGGGGTCTCGAAGAATTCCGGCTTCAGGTTGAAGTCGGTGACTCCGCGACGGCCACTGGTGGTCAGGAAGAAGGTCTTTCCGGTGCCGGAAAGCTCCTCGTCCGGGACAACCGGAGTTCCGTTGAAGAGCAGGTTCTCAAAGCCCTGGTTCCACATCGCAACGTCACGCTCTTCCTGGTTGGGAGCGACGAGACGCTTGAAGAAGCGGTAGACCGTGGGGTCCGTCAGGATGATGTCCGGGTGGGTGCCCTTCTTCGAGCAGTCCATGTAGACCTCTTCCCAAACGTCCAGGCCGTCAGTCCCGAACGCAGTAATCGCGCCGAACTGGTTACGCCAGTTGGCGTAGTCAGCCTTGGCGATTCCACCGACAGTTCGCGTGCCAGCAGCCTGATTTGCCAGGGTGTCAAAGTCAATCATCGACTGAAGGCCGTTGACCTCTTTTGCGTTCGCTCCAGCGGTAGCGGTCTCTGCACCGCCATCAGCGTAAAGCTGGCGGGAAAGGTCGTTGATCATGCTGATCTTCGAGATCGCCATCTTCGCGTTGAGCAGGTTGACAATCTGGTACTTGCCACGGTTCTGGGCAAGCTCAGTGTTGTCAATCACCATCGAAGCGCGGTTCTTGTACCAGTTCGGGAAGCGAGCCTTCGTCGGGCCATCCTCAGCGGTGGTCGAGAAGGTCTCGTAGGTACCAATGGCACCAATGTTCTGCGACTCGGTAAGGACCACGGGGACACGGCACTCAGTGCCTCCCTCGTAGACAATCGCGCCCTGGCGGTACATGTGCCAGAGGAGGGGGTTAGCCTGGACGATCTCCATCGCCACCGTAGACCGCTCAGCAGCGGCGGTGGTCGAGTAGACCCGGTTAAATGTAATAGTAGCGGTAGGGTTAGCCACGACTCATCCTTTGCCTAAAAGCCTTCAGGGTTAAGGCCAGCTTCCTTGAGTGCTCGCGTAGCTGCATCAAGCATCGACTCACGACGAGGCTTAACAACAGTTCCACTACGAGCAGCTACAGGGGCAGCTTGCCGACGCTTACGGCTCTTTTGTTTGGTTGCAACCGCCCTCATCTCAGCCTGAGCAACACGCGCAGCGAGACGGATGGCAGCAGTAGGGTTGACTTGAGCCAACTCACTTAGTTCAGGGTCATTGTCAATCACCTGACCAGTAAGCGGAGCAAGCTTCTGGTGGTCGAGCTTCGGGTTACTAGATGCAAACTCTCGGTAAGCTCCAGTAACTCGTTCTCGATGCGCGACGGGTTGCATCTCCTGAGCGAGGTCCTTAATCCCGGAAACCTCAAGACGGCGCTGAACCTCCTTCTGGACGTAATACGAAATCACATCCTCAGGCTTGGCTCCTTGAGAGAGGTCAGGGGGAGAATCCTCCTCCATCTCCTCTTGAACAGGCTGCTGCGACTCCTGACGTGCAAGCACGGCAGCATTCGCGGCGTCGATGGACTCGAAGTACTTATTCTCAAGAGCGGACAGGCGCTGCATACGCTTAGTAAACGCAGCCTGCATACCCTTGTAGGAAGACTTCAGTTCATCGGGGAGTTCCTCAGGGTTTCCACCCCAAAAAGACTCATCAGCCTCTTCTTCAAGTTCGTCGTCAGCCTCAGCTAGATACTCTTCTTCACCATAGGCATCTTCAACCTCACTACCGATCTCTTCAGAGTTATCCTCTTCGAGGGTCTCATCAAAGTTGTCGATGGGCGTCTCTGCTGTCATGGTTCCTCCAAACGCGTTTTGCGTTAATTGGATATGAGTTTAACCAGAAACTTTTGTCAAGTACCATCGGAACCATGCCAAACGAAAATATTAAAATTGAATTCTCCTCTTCCGAAATCTCAGACTGGATCGAAAAGATCGAGGAGTCCGAGAGGCTTCTTGAGGAAAATCACCTCCCGATTTGGCGATCCGTACAGCACGCTTACGCTGCTGAAACCGCAGACAACCCAGAAGGATTGCATTTTGACGAGGGCCAAGAGGTCAACTTCAACTTTCTCCTGGCTAATGCGAACACCATTATCCCCGGCGTAATTTCCGCCAATCCCTACATCTATGTTAAGCCTCGTCGCCCTGGCGATAAAGAGTCTGCTCGCGTTGCCGAGACAGCCCTTAACTACATTTGGAGAGAGATTGATGGAAACCGGACAACTCGCAGCGTTGTTCTGGATACGATCTTGTTTGGCATCGGAGTCGCCAAAGTCGGCTACGAAGGAAGCGGGTCTTTCTACACAGAAGAAGAATACGACAGCGGCCCAGAAAAGCCTCTGCCAGGAGACACCGAAGAAGGGGGGCTAACGCCAGAGCAGCGGCGTCAGCTTCGAGCCATGATGGCTGACGACATGATGTCGTTTGAGGAAACCCCTGACGACAACCCCACCTACAACCGCGTGTGCCCCTGGGACCTCCTTATCCCCCCCGGTTACACAGAGCTTAAGCAGTGCCCCTGGGTCTGCGAGCGAATGATTGTTCGACTCGATGACCTGAGAAACGACGACAGGTTCACCGTGCCTGCCGACGTAAAGCCTGACTCCTGGCTTGAGGAAGCAATCCCCACGACCCTCACTGGCTTTAGCTCAAACAACAACACAGGACAGCCAGAGATCGAGCCTGAGTACGTCACGCTCTACGAGCTTCGGTACTGGGCTGACGCAGGCGACGGCCTTCGCCGTTACGTCATGTGGATGCTGAAGAACCCAGGGACCGGCGATGCGAAGGACGCAATCCTTCGGCACATCCCTGACCCCATCGAGATGAAGGGCTACCCCTACGAGGTCTTGCGCTTCGTGGATGTGCCCAACAACTTCTACAGCACTAAGGTTGCTGACCTTTACTCCATCAAGGACATCGCTCAGCGCCTTAACGATGAGTGGGCCTACATCCTTCGGCACCACCGACTTTCTTCCCGCCGTAAGTTCGTTGCTGCCCCTGGAGCTTTGGAGTCTGGGCAGCTTGCTGGACTTCTTGAGTCTGAAGAAGACATGTCTGTCGCAGAGATTCCTGCCAGCGTTGCTCGAATCCAGGATGCCCTGATGCTTCTCCCAGAAGCCCCGCCTCCCAGCACTACTCCTATGGTGCTTCAGGGACTTGCTCGTCTTATGTATGAGATCTCAGGCATTGACTCTTTCCAGCGTGGTGGGGCAAGCCGTAAGGGAACAACGGCAACTGAGGTCGCCATTGCTTCCGCTGCTACCAAGGGTCGCGTAGGGATGCGCCTTGAGGGCACTGAGAAGTTCATCTCGAACATTGCGCGCAAGGTTCTTTCCATCATGCGCCAGTACTTCGATGAGGTTCGCTACTTGCGGATTGACGGGGACATGGGAGAAGACGAGTTCATCTCCTTCACGGCCTCTGACATCCAGGGCATGTACGACGTGAACATCCAGGCTGGTTCCACGATTCCGACTGACCCTGCTGAAGAGCAGCGTGCCTTCATGGGTCTGTTGCAGACCATCCAGGGAGTCACGGGGACGCTTGCTCCCCTGGTGCAAGGCGGTGTCCTTCCGCCAGATGCAATCCAGAACTTTATGGATCAAGCCTTCAAGGTCTGGCGACAGGACAAGCGAGCCCTCGTTGGTCCGCTCTCTCAGCTACAGAACGCTGCTGTCTCGGCTGGCGCTGCTGGACAAGCGGCAGAAGAGCCCCAGACTCAGGGCGTAGAAGATACTGGTATGAATGCGGTAGGCCAGCCTCTTGCTGGAACCGGGCCACGGGAAGTTGCTCCTGGCAGCGCAGAAGCTGTCATGGGTCGATTCCAAAACTAAGGGGATTTAATGCGTATCTACGACATGAAATGCACGCACGACCTGTGCGGGCGTGTTTTTGACTGGCACACAAAGCCTGACATCTACGAGCGAAGCCGCAAGGACGACTTCCGAGACGTGTGGTGCCCGCACTGTGGCCGAATGGGAGCGAAGCGTGCTTTCACTTCTGCCCCTGCTGACCTAACAGTCCGTGGAACCTGGGGACGAACTGCGAGCCCAGAGCTTAAGGGCAAGAGCTACTACACAAAGCAGGAGCGAGACCGGCAGCTTGCTGTTGCTGGTAGCAAAATCGCAGACGATGGCGACTACCGTGGCACCTTCGGGAAGAAGAAGGGCGCAGTCACCGCCTCTGACCGGGACATTGCCCGTGCTGCCATCGAGTCTCTGCTCACCGAAAAGGGTGAGATGCGACTTAAGGACATCATCGAAGCCACTGGCCTAACCACCAAGGCTGTCCACGATGTTGTCTACAAAGACCCAGGCCGTATCACTAAGACTGGCTGGGGAGTCTATGGCCTTACTGGCGTCTCCTCCCAGACAGCATCCTCCGCATAGAAGACTGGCTCTGCTCGTAGGTATCCCAGTCATCGTCTGACCACTTGTTGTGGTCTAGAGCCCTCTCCATATCCACCTCTGTGGCATTGATTTTGGTCATGCCACCAGGGGTGTAGTGGGCGACTGCGGTTGCAATCATGGCTGAGACACAAGCGTCGTCGTTCTTCCCAGGAGGAGCGCCCATCTTTGCCTGGAGATTGTCGATGCCATCCTTGCTGTAAAGCACAGTCCTTGTATAAGCCTCCATCTCATCGAGGATTTGCTTAGAATGAATCTTTACATACCCATCCTTAACCGCCTTCTGCATAAGCCCGACCATCGCGGGCTTGGTCTTCCTGTTGGTGTCCCAGCCCAGCATGATCCCCGGACCACCTATTGTGTCCGTATTGATGCGCCGGTAAAGATTCCAGTACTTCGACCTCTCAAGCAAGGCGATAAGCCCCGCGCCTAGACCCGTGACCTCTGGAGCGAGGACAGCGTTGTTGTAGTGAAGGGCGACAAGCAAACACAGAGGAGCTAGCTCATCTAGCTCAAGCTTGCCTCGCCACTCTGCAACTTGCTCAAGCGTCGAAAGGTTAAACACGCAGAGGTGGTCCCAGTCTCTACTGTTCGCCCCCTTGCTTACATCTGCGCTTACAACGTACTTTTCCCCCGGCACAGGATGCCTCCACACAGACATCCTCCCAGAGCCGTCCATCGTCTTGTCTAGCCTGGGCTTGTAGGTGGAGTAGAGTCGCTCTCGACCAAGCGGATAGTCGCTACTATCTGCAACTTCAAACCACTCATGGGGTGGGCATACGTTTTTGGCTGGCTTCTTTGCTCCTGCGTAAGGGAGGCAGAGTTCACACCAGCAACCGTGAACCTCTTTCTGAGCTTGAATTGCATCCCGGTCAAAGACTGGCGAACCCGAAGAGCTAAACGCCTCTTCATCTGTACTCGGATACTCCTGATGAAAGCGCTCAACAGAGCCTCCGCACTTTGATGAGATAGTGGCCCTGCGCCAAACTAGGTTCTCAAGCGTTACCCACTCTCCAAACTTCTCTAGGATCTCCCGCTCCTCTCCATCTAGGGACGCGCGGAACTCCTCCTCTGAGCAATTAAGCGGCTTTTCGTACTCCTCTACGATGAACCAGGGGGTGAAGTAGGCGTACCAGTCAGAGTCAGGGTCTCCGGGGTACTTGTTCTTAAGTGCCATCCAGGGGTACGGCTCGTCTTGCCAGACCTTTGCACTTAAGTACATGGTGTGGTGGAAGTCGCCTGAACCGTTACAAGTAGACTCTGCGTAAGCAAACGTCCCTGGCTCATCAGGCATCGACTGCAATGTCGCTAGGAAGTAGCGCTCAGGCTGCTTGTAGAAAGCCACCTCTGAGAAGTGAGCCAACCGCGCTGTCGTACCACGAGCGTCTTCAGCGCTCTTAGCCGTCATAACAGAGAGCCTGCTTCTTAGACCTGTCGGCCCGGTGGGAGCCCTAAAGTCCAGCTCGGCCCTGTTGTTGTATTTGGTAATCGGCTGGATGTCTTTGGGGAGGTTGTCGTAAAACATCTTCGCCTTAGTGAAGATGCTGTGTACCGAGTGATCGGCATGGGCAGCGATAAGGGCTACCTCATCTCTGCGGGTGATGCAGCGGTGAAACATCCAACCCTGGATGTGTGTGCTGCACCCAGCCTGCCGAGCTTTTGCCTCCCAAACTCGTATTGGGATGTCAGCCTCATCCATCTCATCAAGCATCTTCTGACGAAGCACCTGAGACTTGTTGAGCTTAAACGGAACTAGATCGCCCCGCTTTGTCTGGATAAACAGGTTCTCTTCAGAGAACGAAGTGAAGTCGTTGTAGTCGCCAGAGGTAAGCTCTAGCTCAGCCACTTCTGCGTATGTTTGCTGCCTTTGTTTTCTTGCCATTACGGTTGGCTTCTTTCATCCACTTACGCACATCCCGTTTAAGAACGTTCACAGACTTCCTGTGAATCATCCGGCAGTGATACCGGCTGTTCTTCTTCACACCTGGATAAACAACGTACGCGACATCAAGCACCATAAGCTTGTCAATCAAGCTCCTCATGCCTCTTCTTGATATGCCCAGAATTTCGCACGCTGGCCTTACAGCTATGTAGCCCTCGTCGGTCGCAAGCTTGAACGTTGGGGTCGGGCTTTCCCCGTGAAAGACTGTCGCGCTAGGAGGGATTGGCGGTCCTATCGTGTGAACCCCGTCAGCAGCAACCCACCTGTCTCGGCTGTCCATAGCCTTGAAGCGCTGCTCTATCTCCCACTCGTAGCGCTCTTCATCTGTGGGAAAGCTTTTCTCGCCTACGCTTCTCGTTGTACCTCTTGACCGCCTCGATGTGCTTGAGCCGCCCCTGCGGGGTGCGCTGCCACTCTCTTGTGGCTGTTGAGCAGCACTCTCTGCACCAGGAGTTGCGTCCATTTAGCCGTCGCCTCGCAATCCCAAAGCTCTCGATGGGAAGGATTTTATTGCACCGAGTGCATTCCTTCTCAGTAAGTCCATCATCAACGGGGTCTCTTAGGGAAGCGTTTTTTGACCTCTGAGACACACAGACCGCGCAGCGAGACCTCCTACCATCCTTCGACCTAGAGTCTTTGTGGTAGGCGGAAAGAGGAAGTTCTTTGCTGCACCCGGTGCATCGCTTCTTCACTTCTTGCGGTAGTTCCCACAAGGAAGGCGCTCCCACTCTTTGCGGGAGTGACGCCTCATGATGAACCACTGAAACTCAGGGATAATAAGCTCAGAAGACGCCTCAACGACCTCCTCCTCAACAACATCAACAGACTCTTCCTCGACTTCCTGAGCCTCAGCGGCTTCAGCAGTCTTGATCATGTCGATGTTCCTGCCAATGTCTGCAATGAGGGATGTCCGGTGCTTGCCGTCAATCTCTGCTTGCAGAAGCTCCTGAAGGCCAGCAATGTCTAGCTCGCAAAGGCGAGCCCTGGCCTGCTTAACGGTAAGTTCGCTAGGATCAAACATCATCACTCCGGTGAATATGCCGACACAGTAAACAAGGTGTACCGACATGGCAAAGCAATCATACAGAGAGATGCTTGCGCGAGCAGTTAAGAGGGCTGGCGTCTCTGGGGCTAACAAGCCCAAGCGCACACCCAACCACCCTAAGAAGAGCCACGTCGTGGTCGCTACAGAGGGCGGGAAGATTAAGACCATTCGCTTTGGCGAGCAGGGCGCTAAGACCGCTGGCAAGCCAAAGGCTGGCGAGGGTCGCAAGATGAGGATGAAGCGAAAGAGCTTCAAGTCTCGTCACGCTAAGAACATCGCCAAAGGCAAGATGTCAGCAGCCTACTGGGCAGACAAGGTGAAGTGGTAATGGCTACTAAGAAGAAACCGACTAACCGAACCAACGAAGCTCTATACCAGCGCATCAAGCGGCAGGTTACTGCTGGCAGCAAGGGCGGAAAGCCTGGGCAGTGGAGTGCTCGAAAGGCCCAGATGGTCACCCAGAAGTACAAGGCTAAGGGTGGCGGTTACAAGGGGGCTAAGAATCAGGCGCAACGAGCGCTGACTAAGTGGGCCAAAGAGGAGTGGACTACTAAGTCTGGCAAGCCGAGCCTCAAGACTGGCGAGCGCTACATGCCTAAGAAGGCGATTAAAAAGCTTTCGTCCAGTGAGTATGCTGCAACCAGTAGAAAGAAGCGCGCTGGCATGAAGGCTGGCAAGCAGTTTGTGAAGAACACGAAGGCAGCCGCTAAGGCTGTTAAGTCCGCAAGGAAGAAGAGGTAAGAGATGCCCGGTTACAAGATGATGAAGAAGCCCAGTGGTGTGAAGGCTAAGCCGAAGAAGCGCACCACCAAGCGACAGCCTGTCAGCAAGATGAAGACTGCCAAGAAGAAGCTGAAGCCGGGTGGCCGAAGCGGCAAGTATTAATGCCTGTAAAGAAGTGCAAGTCTGGCGGTAGGTCCGGGAAGAAGTACGGGCCTACCGGCAAATGCTACACAGGCAAAGGCGCTTCATCTAAGGCCAAACGACAAGGGCGAGCCATCAAGGCTTCGCAGTCAAGAAGGAAGAAATACTAATGCACATGCCCAAAAAGCACATGGTTGAAGAGGTCGAGAAGGCTTTGAAAGAAGCTGGTCTCGGCAAAGAGCTTGCGAAGATCTCTGACGAGCTAGATGCCGCTTCTAAGAAGCACAAGGGTCAGGCTGACAGAATCCGAGGCCTCATCGGCAAGGCAGACAAGATGGGCCACCAAAAGCCTGAGATGCCTGGAATCAAGATTGTGGTGAACGTGGGTGCAGGGCCTAGTCCCATGCCCATGCCTAAGCCCATGAAGAAGGCTGTTAAGAAGGCTAAGAAGGCTCGCATGGCGGGCAAGATGGAAGACGCCCTGTCCGGGATGTACTAGCGACCCCTGCTCGTGTCTGATTGCTCTGTACAGCGAGGGAAGCGAGCAATACTCCTTAGTGAGAGCAACGTCAGGCTTTCTGGGGAAACCCATAGCCTGTCTAATTGCGACTTAGAGAGCGGGTCTGTCGTCAGAATATACAGCGAGCCCCCTAGCGAAAAGAAGGCAGACGCCATCGCTAAGCGTTGGGAAAGGAAGAAGGCCGTGGAAGAGCAAGAAGACGTAGAGACCACCTCTGAGGTCGTTGTCTCGGAGGAGATTAGTCAGGTAACCAACGCAGCGGCTGAGATTGGCGGCGAGTACGCCCCGGTCCTAGCCGTCATCCTTGCGTTGCTTGCTGTGCTTGGCGGCAAGAAGGCGTGGTCCTTCTACTCTGAGCGTGCTGAGCAAAAGCATGAGCTTGAGCTTAAGAAGCTTGAGATGCAGAGAGACATCGCTGGCGCTGGCTCTACGCCCCCACCTTCCTGTCAGGCTGTCTACACGAAGATCGAGTCTTCCCTAGAGGAGACAAGAGCCAAAGTCGCGTCGATTGAGAAGCGCCTCCTGGTTATCGGAGACGACTTTGACTCAGAGGACATCGAGCGCAAGGTGAAGCGACTCCAGAAGGCTGTCCGCGAGCTACAGGACGACTCTTCGGTCTGATGTTCTTCTGGGGCCTGCTACTCCTGGCACAAGCCACAAGCCCCGTGGTTACGAAGCTCGTAATGGAGCCTGATTGCCACATCCCAGCAGCCCCTCCCTGCATCCCGTTTGACGACCCGCGATGGAGAGTCGAGGGTTGCAGGATTGATGACGGGGCTTGCTTTGTGCTGGGTGTAGAGGAGCCGCCTCACCCAGATGTGAACGCGACAATACGCATATCGCCTAAGTGCAAAGACAAGGGCTCGAAGCAAAAGCTTCTGATGTCTGCCTTGTCCATGCTCTTCAAGACTAAGTACAGGCTGTTTACCTTTGAGGAGAGGCTTCTCAAGTGCTCTAAGTCTGGATATGCAGATGTTAGGCTGACGGTGAAGGAGGGGAAGGGCTAGCTAAGAGTCCTTCTTGCGTATTCAGCTATGAGAACAGCATCGGCCATTCCGTCATGAGGGATCTTCTTCCGCCCTGGTGTCAGGTCGATGCCGGGGAAGAGTTGAGTAGCGAGGACCACAGCATCTTCCTTTCCCTGCTTCCGCTCTTTGCCAGAGCGTTTAGGGAGACCCAGCGTCTTTTTCCAGGCTTGAGGAGTGGGCTCGACGTACCTAGCGTTGATAGCGACGAGCATTCCTTTGAGGAACCCCCAGTTTGTCCCTGCTGTCAGCGTGCTCTTGACCCCCTCCCCTGGTCTGACTGAGATTCGCTCTAGAGCAGCCTCTACCTTCCCCATCTTCTTCATCTCAGCGAACCACGACTTAATCGCGTGGTAGTCCTGAGGCCCTGTGCTCCCCTTAACCCTGGGGATAGCAATAACAGAGAGGAGCTTGCCGCCCTCGTCTACGGCAGCAAGACCTCCTGTCATGCCTGGGTCAATCCCCACAAAGACTCTCACTGGCCTGCCTCTCCTCCCACTCCTTATCCATGCTGTCCATATGGACCCACAAAGGGACTCCCCACACCTTCTCGTGCTTAGCCTTCCAGCGCTTCATTGAGATCCAAAGACGCTCCTCAAGGTCCAACCTTCTCTTCACCTTACTCAGAGTTGGTGAGGTGAGGAAGTCATCATCGACCTCCCCCGCTGCCACGGCCCTCTCGTACCAAAAGCCCGAGTGATCCATATAGCCCCGGTACCACGCCCTTACATAAGCCCACGCAGCCACAGCCTTAGGCCCATAGCCTACATGCCCATTAGCCTTCGCTACAGCGCGCCTAAACACGTCTACAGCGAAGTCATGAGCCTCTTCTTTTGTAGGAATGTGGTTCGTACAGCCGCTGAACTCATGCTCCATAGACATGATTGAGATGTAGCCGCTCATGATGCCTTCGCTAGAACCATCCATTACCGGGCTCCCACTGGCAAAGAGAAGTGCCCGTAGGCCCATTGCGCTGTGCCCTGACAATGACCTCAGCCTCGTCAGTCCCCTCGTAGTCTTGATGGTAGACACTGTGCCTGTAGACAAAGATGACAGCGTCAGCGTCTTGCTCAATCTGACCTGAGTCTCTCAGGTCAGACAAAATCGGACGTTTGTTTTCTCGGAACTCGCAGCTTCTGTTGAGCTGAGCAACAACGAAGATAGGAATGCCAAGCTCCATAGAAAGACGCTTAAACGCACTAGAAGCCTCAGCAACCTGCCTCTCTCTACTCGATGCCTGCGGCAGCTTAAGTAGCTGGAGGTAGTCAACAGCAGCAGCGCAGATGTTCATCTTCTGCTTCTGCGTCCTAATAGACATAAGTGCAGCACCTAAGCTCTTAGGCTTGTCATCGAAGTAGATAGGAACGTCCTTCCACTCGTTGACAATGGCCTCCTTAACAGAGGCTACGTCCTGTGCGCTCATCCCCAGGCTTCTCTCAGAGGTCGCAATGCGCTCTCCGACCTGCATCTCGCTCATCTCAGCAGACACAAAGAGCGTCGGCTTGTCCTGAAGCCTCGCAATGTTGCGAAGCATCGTAATCATCAGGTGAGTCTTCCCCATCTTCGGGCGACCACCTACTACGATCATCTGCCCTGGCCTGATGTACAGGATGTCATCAAGGTCACCTACGCCACAACGAATCAGCGTGTTCGTCTTAAGGCCCAGTCTCTGCGCCTCTAAGTCGTCTAAGTAGTCTTTAGTAATCTCGTGCGCCAAACGAGGCTCTGAGCGCCCCTCTGGTGCCCATGTAGAGACTGTAGAGATGTTCGTAGTGAGTTTTAGAATCTCAGAGAAAGGCTCGTTCTCTTCATCACTCGCAATAACGGAGTGACAGAGCCTAACGATAAACCGCCTACGAGCAGTCTCGATAATC